AATTTAAATCAGGGAAATTCGATTAACAAATTTTGATATACATATAATATGAGAGAGATTGATACATCATCCAAGCAATCAATATATGATACTTTCTATAATACGAGAGCGTGGCAGAAGCTACGCAAGCAAGCGATAGCAAGAGATAACAATGAATGTGTCTTCTGCAGACGAGCGGGCAAGCTAACGACTAAGAGACTCGAAGTCGATCACATCAAGCAAGTTAAGGATTATCCTGAGCTAGCTTGGTATCTCGACAACCTGCGTACTCTCTGTCACGATTGTCATGACAAGAGACATGATAGATATCAATCAACGACTAAATTTGACGATGAGACATTCAATTGGTAGGTTTACACGATTTTTAAAACCCGTACGATATACCCCCCCGCTCGTATAACGTACGTTTTTTTGGAAAATCTGTAAACCGTCGGATGCTTAACTAACCAAAAACACACGTCATTTTAGACATTTGGGGGTCTAAAATTTCAAAAACACGAACATTAGCTGTAAACCTAGGAGGATTCACACGGAATGGCGAAGACAAAAAAACAACAAAAAATGAAGGAATTAGAGGCAGAATTGAGGTCTCTAATTGATGAGAATAACGCTATCGAAGTTGAAAAAGTAGATAGATATTTGAATTTGGTAGGTATTTTTTATGAACTAGACAAATCCATCAAAAAAGAAGGCGTGATGGTGCTTACCAAAAACGCAAGCCAGACATTCTTAAAAGAAAATCCAGCAGTCACCAGCAAAACAAAAGTGAATGCTTCTCTAATCAAGCTGGATTCATTCTTTGATAAAAAACGTGAAGAGTTTGTAGCTAAACAAGCAAAAAGTAATGACATTGACGAGGACGACTTCGTTTGATACAAAAATACGTAGATGCTTACGTAGATGATTTTAAGTCTGGTAGAATTGATGTAAATGAGGAGCGCAAAGAATTATTTGAATATCTTGAACGTGAGATAGAACAAAGGATAAAAAGCGGTGAGATTTACTTTGACGAGAAGAAGATAGAAGATTGCATTGGATATATTGAGAAGTGGTTCTTCAAACTAGAGCCTTTCCAGAAATTCCTAATACCATTTATCTTTTTGTTCTTCAAAGAAAATGGTTTGATAGTCTTTCGCAAGTTCTTATACATGATGGCTCGTGGTGGAGGGAAGAACGGCCTTATTTCTGGTATCTGTAGCTTCCTGTTAACGCCTATGCATGGGATAAAGAATTACAATATCTCTATCGTAGCTAATAGCGAAGACCAAGCGAAGACAAGTTTTCATGAAATTTATTCAATCATTGAGGAACATGAGAAACTCAAGAAGTTGTTTTATCCAACAAAGTCTGAAATCCTAAATAAGCAGACGAAGAGTGTTATTAAATATCGCACATCAAACGGGAACACCAAAGATGGTCTACGTGATGGCGCAGTTATCTTCGATGAAATCCACCAGTATGAAAGTAATAAGGATGTTCGGGTTCACTTATCTGGTCTAGGTAAGGTTGCAAACCCTAGAGAATTCTATATCGGTACAGATGGTTACGTTCGAGAAGGCTTTATTGATAAGATGAAAGAGAAGGCTAAGAATGTTTTGTCTGGCAAAGCTAGATGGAACTCACTATTTCCTTTTATCTGCAAAATAGATACCATTGAACAGGTGGACGATAAGACTAAGTGGCAACTTGCACAGCCAATGTTTCATGAGCCAATGAGTGCTTATGCTGCGAACTTGTTTGAAACAGTTCTGGAGCAGTACGAGGACTTACAAGATGACCCTTCAAACCGTGAAGAGTTCCTTACAAAGCGTATGGACTATCCTATTGTGGACACAGAAAGAAGCGTAGCTACATATAAGGAATTAGTGGCAACTAAACGATGGTCTGAACCGTATGAAGGGCAGAAGTGTATAGGCGGTTTTGACTATGCTTCTACTCGTGACTTTGCAGCAGTCGGTCTGTTGTTCAAGTGTGGAGATGACTACGTGTGGAAAACTCACTCATTCGTCCGTAAAGGGTTTGTAGATGCAACTTACGGATATAGTAAACCTAAAGATACCATTAATGGAAAACGCCAATTCGCCCCTATCAGATTGTGGGAAGAAAAGGGTTGGTTGACTGTGGTTGATACCCCTACCATAGACCCCCGACTAATTGTTAATTGGTTTGTGGAGCAAAGAGATCTATATGCCTTTGATATAGACACCATCTTAGGTGACTACTTCCGTATGGATTTGTTACGTCCTCTATTCATTGAAGCAGGGTTTGAACAAGTGATCCGTGAAGCTGACAGAGAAAGAATACCGTCAGGTTATCGATTGGAGGTTATCCGTAACCCAAGAGCAGTAGATAGTTTGCTTGCACCAAGGGTGGAGAATGGTTTTGCGAACCATAAGATACTGTTTGGTGAAAACGATATGATGCGCTGGTATACTAACAACGTCCTACGACATTTGAAATCAGATGGGAATGTTGAGTATATCAAGAAAGAAGATGTCAGACGAAAGACGGACGGGTTTAAAGCTTTTCTATGTGCAATGTATCGTGTTGATGAATTGAATGAGCCTAGCTATGCATTTGATGAATTCTACGATGATATCATGGAGTGGTACGGTTAGAGGAAATTTTTAAGTTTTATTTTAATATAATAGATTTAAAGTAGGAGTAAGGAAGGCTAGACAGCACCACCTGCTAAAACGGTTTACCTCATTTCAATTTCAGGTCTAGGCCCTGCGGTTCGATTCCGCTGACTCCTATTGATAGTCCTTAGCTACCATCGGGGCTATCAGTCTTTTTCGGTTCGTAAGAATCTCCTTTATTTTTGGGACGCTTTCGGGCGTCTTTTTTAATGTAATAGAAAGCGTTGCAACAACGGAAATTACAATGTTTTATTGAGATAAAATAGTATTGTGGACATGGAAGGGCAAAGAGCGCCTTCCTTTTTTTATTACCACTAGGAAGGAGGAAACTATGGGGATAATCAATTATATTTTTAATCGTGGCAAGCAGAGAGTTTCTTATGACTTTGACGGATTGTTTGAGAATATCCAACAAAACGCCATGAAGTCTATTGCATTAGAAACTTGTGCAAACTATATCGCACGCACTTTTTCTAAATCATCCTTCCTATTCGATGGTGACAATAAAAGCAAAGCAGAACATTGGGGGTATCGTTTTAATAACCTTGCCAATCCGAACCAGACTGCTACTGAGTTTTGGTCTAGTTTTGTTAAGACGCTTATTCAAAACGGTGAAGCTCTAGCTTATGTCAACAGTAACCATGAAATGTTCGTTGCTGATAGTTACGTGCGCAATCATCAGATGACTGGTGATACGTTCAATATCACAGTAATCCAAAATATCCCAGTCAATATCGATGCTAGCAGAGAAGAAGTGCTCTTCGTAGAGGTCGAGAATGACGATTTAAAGGCGTTTGTTAACGACCTGTGGGAAGATTACGGGACGGTTCTTGGAAAGCTACTACAGAGCCAGAAAACGGCAAATCAGCTACGTTTCCACATGGAGATACCAAGAGACAGCGTGAGAGAGCGCGCAAGAGAGTTAGCAAACAGATCAGAAGCAACTAGTGATGACAAGACAAGTAAGAAAGACAACTTCGTAACAGCGGTTAAGAAGAAGCTGGAAAACGATTCTGTTGTTCCTATCATCTTACCAAACGGTGCGAAGTATGAGGAGTATCGCTCACAAACGAGTTCTAAGGTGTCGTATATTGAAGATATTGCAAAAATGAAAATGCAATATATCAACGACGTGGCAGACATCCTTGGTATTCCTAACGGACTTATCCACGGAGACTTAGCCGACAATCAAAAGAACTATGATACGTACATTGCTACTGTTATTGAACCTCTAGCAAAGAAGATTGCTTCTGCTATGACGTATATCGTCTTCACTAAAGCAGATGTAACACAAGGTAATAATATCCGTTTGGTCGGTTTTAAAAACTACGACCTTTTTTCTTTGTCTTCTAGTATCGATAAGTTGCTTAGTTCTGGTTCATTCACAAGAAATGAAATCAGAAAGGAGCTTGGATATAAACCAGTCGAAGGCGGTGATAAATTCTTGCTTACGAAAAATTATATGGAGTTAGACTCCATAGGAAAGGAGAATAATGAAGAAACTAGAGATTAACGGTGTCATTGTGAATGACAACGATAAATCAGTTTATGAATGGTTTGAGATGAGCGCTACATGTCCGAAAGATGTCAAGGATTTCTTGGCGACATTAGACGGTTCTGAACCTATTCAAGTTGCTATCAATTCTCAAGGTGGTTCTGTTTTTGCTGGTAGTGAAATCTACACGCTCCTCAAATCTTACCAAGGAGAAGTGGAAGTTGTGGTAACAGGTCTTGCTGCAAGTATTGCCAGTGTCATCATGATGGCTGGAGACAAAATCAAAATGTCTCCTACAGCACAAGTCATGATCCACAACGCAAGCATGGTCGCACAAGGTGACTACCGAGATTTATCTCACGCAAGTGAAGTGATCGAAAACACTTCAGTATCTCTTGCCGACCTTTACCAGCGCAAGACTGGAAAACCTATTGAAGAAGTACGGGAGCTAATGGATAAAGAGACATTCTTTACTGCTGAACGTGCTTTGGCAATCGGCCTAGTAGATGAAATCCTATTCATGGAATCAGCACCAGCCGTTGTCGCTTCCTTCGGTGCTATTTTCCCGCAGGATAAAATCATGGAACTAAAAGCAAGTATGGAGCAAAGAGAACAACTCAATATCCTACTTGTCCGCATTGAGGCTTTAGAGTCTAAACTAGAGAAATTTGAAAAACCTTCAACTCCGAAGGCAGAAGAAAAAGCTGTGCAACATGATGTACTAGCTGACTATTTATTTTTTTAAAGAAAGGACTATCCGATAAATGACAATTAATATTACAAAACTACCACGCTATCAAGAAGCAGTGGCAAAATTCACAGAATCTGTTGGAAACAATGTTGATTCTGAACAGCGTAACGAACTATATGCAGCAGCTATGTCAACACTGGGAGAAGAACTCCTTGAAGTTGTATCAGAAGCAAGCAAGAAAGAAGCAGAAGAACTCTTTAATACATTCCAAAAGAATCCTAAGATGTCTGCTAATGAAATTAAATTCTTCAACGAGATCAACAAGAATGTTGGCACTAAGAATGGAGCGCTTCTTCCAGAAGAAACAGTGAACCAAGTGTTTGAAGAATTGGTTGCAGAACACCCATTGCTTTCTATCATCAACTTCAAGAACGCTGGAGCACGTTTGAAAGCTCTTACTGTTAAAACAGAAAATGGTACTGCACAATGGGGCAAAATCAGTGATGAAATCAAAGGTCAGCTTGACGCTACTTTTGAAGAAAAAGGCTTTGAGCAAAACAAACTTACTGCATTTGTGGTAATTCCTAAAGATGCATTGAAGTTTGGCGTTACTTGGTTGAAACAATTCGTCATGGAGCAAATCAAAGAAGCTATGTCAGTAGCTCTTGAAGACGCTATCGTAAATGGAAATGGCGACTCTAAACCTGTAGGGCTTATCAAAGACCTTTCTAAAGGTACTGTACAAAGTGATAAAATTGTTTACAGCACAGACAAAGAATCACTCGCTAGTCTTGCAACATTGACTCCTGAAACCGCTCCTAAACTTTTTGCACCAGTCATGAAACACCTTTCTGTATCAGATAAAGGAAACTACTTGAACATTGCAGGTCAAACTTACTTGCTTGTGAACCCTGCTGATTACTATGGATTGCTTGCACAATTCACTAACTTGAACGCTCAAGGTGTTTATACAGCAGTTCTTCCATTCGGTATCCAGTTGGCTGAATGTAAAGCCCTTGCTTCTGGTAAAGCAATTGCCTTTGTAGCAAACCGCTATGATGCATATATCGGTGGCGGTGTAGCGTTGGAAGAATTCGACCAAACATTGGCTATCGACGACTTGCAATTGGTTACTGCTAAGTCTTACTGGTACGGTAAAGCGAAAGACAACAACGTTTCAGCACTCCTTACACTTGCGGGTGGATAAGAAAGGAGTAGCCTATGAAGGTTAGAGTATTAAAAGGTTTTGAAGACTTCGACGCAGGCGTTATCCGCCAAGCTGGAGAAGTCTTTGAAGCTACTAAAGTACGCTTTAAAGCACTGCAAAGCGCACTTCCAATGGACTTTGTAGAAGAAGCGGAAGAAGAAACAGAGGAGTAAAGAAGCATGGCTATTGATACAGTTAAGTTTGTAGAAGATAATCTACCAGCGTTCAAAGATCGTATGCGCATTACAAGCGAAGATGAAGACGAACGCTTAAAAAGAATGTTAACCTCTAGTATCGTAGCCACTACTTCGCTTGTCGGAGCAACAGAACTTGATGAAATGCTGACAGAGTTAACCTTTGAACGTGCTAGATATGTCTACCATGATGCATTAGACGAATTTCAAAAGAATTATGCAGATGAAATTGAACTACAGACCTTCCTCAATTCATTGAAGGAGGGATGATATGCTAAGAAAAAAATCTATTAAAGATGAAAAGGTAGATAATGGCAAGCTAAATACAATGGTTGTCTTCTCATCGGCAAAACCAAAAGGAAGATTGCCTAGCCAAGTACAAGAACAAAAAGAATTGTTCAAAGCTTGGGCAGAAGTCTACAACCCATCACTAAAAGATATTGAGATTATGAGAGGAAAAGGAATTCAACGTGCGGTAACAATCGTTATAAGAAATCCTTTAGACTCTTATTTACCAAAGAACAGTCACTTTGTAACCATCAAAGACAAGGCCTACGAAGGACTTTGGGGAATTGAAGATATTCGCCCTAGTGATCGATACATCACATTGCTGTTGAAAGGAGATTTCAATGGATCGGTGGGGAATTAGTGTTGAGGGAGTAGATGAAGTCCTTAGAAACCTAAATAACAAACTTGGTTCTGGAAGAAGAAACCGCATTAGCCGTGAGGCGATCAATTACGCTGCAGAATTCGCAGAGAATGACCTAAAAGAAGTAACGGGTACATTCCAACGGACAGGCAGAACAACGCAAGAGACGACTCACTCAGAGGCTAGAAAGATAGGCAGTGAAATCTTCCAAGCGAAAGTAGGTTGGGGAGCTGGTTCACGTTGGAGACTAGAACACTTGAACGAGTTTGGATTTACTAAGTATGGTAAAACCTACCCTCCTAACGGAAGTATCCGAGGATTTGGGAAACTAAGGCAGTATGCAGAAGCTCAGCAAGCTCCTTTTGCTGAACGCATGCGTGAGAAATTGGAGGAATTGGCTAGATGAAGAACATGGGAGACGTTATCTGCGACGCATTGGAAAAGCTAAACTTAGAAGATGTGTATATTGGTATGTTTCAGCGTCCAGAAAGTCTAGCAGGAAACGCAAGCAGTATTGTTTTGATTGCATTAAATCCTCCTAGTCAGAGCGCATTTGCAAGCGACAAGTTCTTGCAAAGACATTTTACTTATCAGATTAACGTAGAAAGTAGTGACTACTACGAGACAAAGAGGCTAGCTAGAGAAGTTGAGAAAGTTTTGTTGGATTTAAACTTTTTTCAACAATCAGGTGGCTTAGATGAATACTTTGAGGGGACGAAGCGGTATGTTGATGCAAGAACTTACCGTGGTTCAGCTCAGCTTTATGATATTGAATATTGAAAGGAATTAATTAAATGACATTAGTTGGTTTTAAACGTGCGACTATCCGTGTGTTTGGTGGTACTCCAGATACTCCTACACTCGGAACAAACGTATTTAAAATTGAAGGTAAGCAAGGGGAAGGTGCTACGCAAACAGCAAACATCACTGGTTTGTCTTCTGATCCAGTAAAAGCCTTTGGTTCAGATTTGGCTTACTACGTAGCCAATAAAGGTGTAGGTGATGTGAAAGTTGATATTACATTACTTGATCTTTTGGAAAAAGCAGTAAACAAAATCCTCGGATACAAAGAAAAGAATGGTTTGGTATACATCGGTGACGATACAGAGCCTCCATACTGCTCTTTGCTTTTGGAATCTGAAACTCTCTCTGGCGATAAAGCTTACATCGGTTTCTTCAAAGGTCAGTTCTCTGCAGCAGACATTGACATGAAGACTAAGAAAGGTTCACAAGAAGAACCAGACGGTGATAAGTTTAAGTTCTCTTCTATCGCTTCTGACGCTGACGAAACTAAAGGTTCTTACGTTGTGAAGTACATCGGTAAAGAAGAAGAGAAAATCAAAGAGTTGAAGAAACAACTTGGTATTGAAGCTGCTTAATAGCATAAGATGGGGCAACCCATCTTTTTTCTTTTTTAGAAAGGAATCATAATGACAAAATTAAAGTTGACCTTACGAGACAAAAACGATGATAAGGTAACGTATGAACAAGATAAAGTACCTGCACGCAAGGTATTGGAATTTTGGGATTTACAAGCAAAACTAGAAAGTGGTGAAGCTTATTCTCCTAAAGATTATTTGATGGACAGAATTGAGTTTTGTGCTTCTTTATTCTCAGCTAAGAAAGTGACAGCAAAAGCTATCCTTGATGGATTAAACGCATGGGAACTTGAAGAGACTGTAGATGACATCATCTTAACAGCAATTGGAGTGAGAAAAGAAGAAGACCCAAAGCTACAGGAGTTAGCCCGTCAGATGGTAGAGAAAGATTCCTCAAACTAGTTAAAAGCCTTGTCGCAAACGGTAGCGGATTTACAATCAATGACATTATGGAAACGGACTTTGAAACCCTCATAGCCGTATTAAATACAGATATTGAGGAAGAAGAGAAAGAAGAAGTTATGTCATTGGAAGACTTTATAAAGAGCACAGGAGGTGGTTAAGATAGCAACACCATTAGGAAATATGGTTGTCCACCTTGGCTTGGACAATTCTGGTTTTGCTCAAAAGCTAACAGAATCAAGCAACAGTCTAAAGTCCTTTCAACGTAGTATCGCAACGTATGACAGGCAACTCCGAACAAGTGACGCACATATCAAGTATGCCAAGAACGGAGCCGAGGCTTTCAGGGCGTATGGCGATAAGATAAACACTCTAAAAGGTGCTATCCAGCAACAATCACTTTATCAGAATAAACTAGCTCAAGACTTTGAAAGAAGTAAAACCGCAACAGGAGAACTAACAGACCAGTCCTACAGGCTAGCTAAAAGCTACCAAGAAGGACAAGCAAAGTTAGTTGCTTACCGAGGGGAACTTGCTAATGCTATCAAAGAGCAGTATTCACAGCATAGTGTTATTGCACGAGCGGGGCAAGGGTTAACTAGTATTAGCCAAGGCCTAGGAAGAATTAGCTCGGCTACAAGAGGTATGTCTGCTGCTTTAACAATTGGTTTTGGTGCAGCAGTCAAGAGTGCAGCAGAGTTTGAAAATGGCATGATGACCATTCAAGCCTTGATCGCAGACGACGTTCCAGCTACTAAGCTGACTGGTGTCATGACGCAGTTGAGTGATTCTGTTAAGAAGTACGCAACCGAATATGGTTTGTCTACTGATGTAGTCATTGAAGGTATGACTGAAATGATTCGTAGGGGTTACGATGCTAATCAAACGATGGCGGCAATGCCTCACGTATTGGAAGCAAGTAAAGCTTCTGGTGAACACTTCGGTACAGTAATGCACGCAACCACTGCAATTCTTGAACAGTTTAACCTGAAAGCAGAAGACACTCAACGAGTAACGGATAGCTTGACATTCGTAGCTAACAAGACCGCAGCAGATTTCTCTAGCATAGGTGTGGCAATGGAATATGTCGGCCCGATGGCGGCAACCGCAGGTATTTCTTTAGAAGAAACTGCAGCGGCAGTCGGTTTGCTTTCCCAACGTGGTATTGAAGGTGAAAAAGCTGGTACAAACTTACGTAACGTACTGACAGCTTTGGTTAAGCCTACTAAATCGCAGAAGGCTGCATTTGATGAATTAGGTATCTCTGTTGAAGAGTTTAGGGCAGGAAACCTCACTCTTGCAGATGTCTTAGATTTGGCACGCAAGAACACTGAAGGTCTAACTGGTGCACAAAAAGCAGCGCTTTTTTCTCAAGCAGTAGGTAAAACAGGGCAGGCAGGTTTCAACGCTTTGATCGCACAAGGCGGAGACGCTTTGCGTAATCTGACTAAAGAAACCGAAAACGCTCATGGCGCAACCAAGCGCATGGCTGAGACGATGATGCAGTCATCACAAAACCAATTAGCAAAAGCAAAAGCGGAGTTTGAAGTATTAGGTATTGAAATTGGTTCTAAGTTATTGCCAATCATTAATGATTTCCTAAAAGAAGGAATCAAGGTAATCGATTGGTTTAAAGAACTGTCACCAGAAACTCAAACGATGATTGTTAAGTTCGGTCTTGCAGCAGCAGCAGTCAGTCCGTTCACAGGAGTTCTTAGCTTATTAACTGGGGCACTTGGAAAAACACTAACTGGTGTGGCTAGTCTCACAGGTGGTATAAAAGCGACAATTGAAACTTTCAAAGCTACCAAAGATATAACATCAATTACTTCTTCTATCGCAAGTGTTGGAAGTTCTGCTTCAACTGCTGCAGAAAGTGTAGGTGGTCTAGCAAGCAAAGGTTCATTGCTTACAGCTCTGTTTAATCCAACAAGCGCTGTTATTGCTGGTGTAGCTCTCTTGGCTGGTGGATTAGCTTATTTAAGTTACCAACAGGACAAAGCAAGAGAAGCTACAGAGGAGTTTGGTGTTGCGGTTAGCGATACTGAACGAAGAGAACTTAGACAATTCAAGAATACGGTTGATGAATCCAAGAACGCCATCAATGATTTTGTGAATCAAGCTGACGGTGTTGAGAAGGTAAGTAAAGCCTTTAAGGATATGTACGACAGTATTGTTAAGTCTGCAGCAGAAGCTGATGCCAAGGTTTCAAAACTATCCAAGAAATGGGGACTGAGTGAAGAGCAAGTAGAGAATGCTAGAAAACATAACCAAGCAGTTGTGGATAATACATCAGCCATGATGAATCAGGTAAATGAGATTTACCAACGACACAACGGTGATGTGAGCAAGTTCTCAGCAGAAGAAAAAGAAATTGTTTTGAATGCTCAGAACGAAATGATTAAAGCTAAGTTGGATGTTATGCACCTTTCCAAGAAGAAGCAAGCAGCAATCCTAACAGCTTTGAACGGAGAGATCTACCAACTGAACGAGACACAGCTTAAACAAAGCAAGGCTTCACTAGAAGAAGCTATGAAAGCCGAGAATAAGTATTATCAGAAATCTAAAGAAGAACTTAAATTCCTTTTGGAAGAAAAAGCTCTTACGCAGAAAGAATATAATACAAAACTCGCAACTTTGGAAAGCGAACACTCTTCTACTATGGAGCGCATCGGTAAGAAGTATTACGAAGTCATGCAGGCTTTGGACGGAAAACTAAAAGCTAGAACTGGCCAAAGTTGGAACTATTGGGAAGAAGCCAAGAAGACATTGGAAGAGTATGGTCTTTCTTATGAAGAAATTGGTAAGAAGGCATCAGAGGCATCTTCCAAGGTTGGCAATTCTCACAGCATGTTAGCTAAGTATACGAAAGATATGTCTCAAAGTACAAGAGAAGCCAACGACGCTTGGTCTCTCTTGGTCGGTAACATTGATAAAAACGGTACATTTACTGTTAAATCAAATGTAAAAGAAGTGATTGGAGAAGCTACTAAATCTGCAGAGGGTTGGGAGAAGTTCAAGTTCATTGCAAAAAACGCAAACATTACTACCAATGCTAGAGCAACAATAGCGGAAGCATTGGTTGAATCTGGCAAGTGGAATGAAATGACCCCTGAAGAGAAGAAGTTGATAGTAGACGGCAAGTCAGGATTACAGGCTATCTTCGATAGCGAGAGTCACTTGAAGACTTGGAATAGCATGCCTGCCGAAGTTAAACAATTATTGATGGATAACAAGGAAGTTATGAGCAAAGCTTCTCTTGCCAAGGCTGCATTGGATAATTGGAACTTATTAACTCCGCAACAAAAAGAGTTGGTCGCAAAAGATACAGAAGTTCGCAACGCTGTTAATCGGTCTACACAAACGCTTACTGAATGGGATGCAACGAATCCGTTCCCTAAAGATTTAAAAGTGAATCCAGAGAGTGGGATATTAAATACACAACTAACTATTGACAAACTCGCACAGTGGAACGGAACACCAGCAGATGTAAAACAAATTAAAGTGGATCCAACTTCTGCTGTTGAAGGTTCTGCAGTAGGTGTAGGCGCTCTTAGCGCATACAATTCCTTTGGTGTTCCTACAAAACCTATTACAGCGGATGCTTCAAATGCAACTTCTCAAGGTCAATTGGCTATCAACAAACAGAGTGAGTGGAACGCTCTAGGCAGTCCGACTAAGCCTATTACTGCTGATTCATCTAATGCACTTAACGCTGGACAGTCAGCCATTAATAAGCAAAGTGAATGGAATGCATTGGGCAGCCCTACTAAACCAATCACAGCGGACGCTTCAAGTGCTGTTGGCGCAGCATTATCCGCAGGTAATAGTATCCGTTCTATCCCAACCTTCTGGCATACAACCATTACGGCTACTGAAGTAGTGAACAGGGTTGTAAATAGTGTTGGTCGTCTGTTTGGTTATGAACGAGGTACAAACTACCACAAGGGCGGTATGGCTGTAGTCAATGACGAAAGCGGACCTTTGTATCGTGAGTTGGTAACACTACCAAGTGGTGAAGCGTTTATCCCTGAAGGACGTAACGTTATGTTGTCACTACCACGAGGTTCTAAAGTCTTGCGGGCTAGTATGACAAAGAAACTATTCCCTCACTACAAGGATGGTATTGGGTATGAGAAATTCTCTGAGAACTCCCCGTTCTTCCAAAAGATAAACTCTGTTAGAACAACAACTGTTACAACGAACAACAATCAGTCTTCTGACTCCGAAAGCTTTGAAAAGATTATGGCTAAGTTCTCTGATATGCAAGCTCAGATGATGAGCAAGGTAATTGAGTTACTAGAACGCAAAGGGAATCAGAAAGTCATTATCAATCAAAGAGAGTTCGGTCAGTTGGTAGAAGACATCACGCACACGCAACAAAGCCAAGCACGGCTTAACTACTATTATTGATAGGAGGTTTTAATGGTAGTAGTATACAGTAGTAAGGCTAAAATTAAGCCTTCTGACAATATCACACTAAATGGCGTTGATCTGATGGACACAATCCCTCAGTATCGCCAAGTAAAAGTATCAGGCCGAGGATTGGTTGGTCGTGAAATTAACACAACAACCATTCCTGCACGGGCTGGTGTTAGGGTCAATTCTCTACAAGAAAAACCAATTGAACTTGAAGTGGAATATATCCTAGATTGCAATAGCAATGAAGAGCTAAGAGGAGCGTTTGAGAAGCTGAACAAGATTCTTAAAAAAGATGATATCCTCACCATTCGTTTTGCGGATACTCAAGGCTATAGCTACCAAGGGCATTTCACAAATACGGGTAGTATCTCTCAAACAAATTACTTAGCACAAGGTAGTTTTACTTTGTTTGTTCCGTACCCATACATGCAGTCTGACAAGCAATCTTCAACTACAGGTCTTGTTCAATTAACACATGCTTCAATGGTTCTCCCTACAAAAATAGAAGCGACAGTTTCTGTTAATGCAAATGAAATCGCAATTCAAACTGGCTACAACGTTATTAGGTTTAAAGGGAATTACTTAGCAGGCAACAGACTAAAAATAGAGTGGTTAGAAAATGAAATCTCTATCATGTATGATGGTAGGTCAATCTTAACTGAACTGGTTAGATTGTCTGATCCTGAGATTTTCTTTTTACGAGACGGAACGAGGGTGACTGGTAAAAACATGGTAATTACATTGGTTGAATGGAGGGATGAGAAACAGTGATTTATTTATTTAATCATAAAGAAGAACTGATACGTATCGTCCCAAAGTCAGCTCTTATCTCTGTTAAACATTCTGAGACCTTAACTGATACGCATTATGTTTCTGACCGTCTTGAAGTTGAAATGGAAGACATTCCAGATGATGTGCTTTCTGAGTCTGCATATGTAGCTATTCAAAAGGAAGATGCATATTACAAGTATCATCTATTCTTTATTGCTAATGTTCAAACATACGACCACATTATCCATTTAGAATGTGTCCAATCTGGTATAGAAGAACTCCGAAAGAGCTATGTAGAAGATAGCAGAATCACTCAAGTTACGGCTGTACAAGCTGCTGAGTATTTGCTACAAAATACAAACTGGCAGTTACGCTACAAACCAGAGACAGAACAAAAGAATTTGACCTTTTATTTCCTATCTGTTTTTGATGGCCTGCTCCGTGTGTGTGACAAGTTTAATCTTGAAATGCAATTCTTTGTCGAAATCAGTTTGAATAAAATTGGCGCACGGTATATCGATTTAAAGAAACGCATAGGAGATAGAACAGGACAGCGAGTAACCTATGGGCACAATGCCTTAAAAATTATCAAGGAAGAAGAACGAGCAGAGTTTTACACAGCCGTTATCGGTCTTGGTAACTCTGAGATTGTTTCTGTTCCAGAAGCAAATGATGACAGACGGAACGGATACAGTCGTAAAAAGAACTTCAAGGATTTAGTATGGACAAAACCACAGAACCCTCTGAACAAGCCTAAAGGTGTTCCTTACTTAGAGCTTGCGGAGCTTACCGAGAAATATGGTATTAAATCAGATACAGGCATGAGGCCAAGGATTGGTAAGGTTGATTTTGATACAGACGACCCGAACGAACTGATTCAAATGACCTATGATTACCTAATAGCAAATGCTCACCCTAAAGTGACTTTCTCTACTACCACAGCCTACTTGAAAGGTGAAATCGGTGATACTGTCCGTGTTGTCCGTCCAGATATGAACATCGACTATGAGACACGTATCTTTGAAATCAAACGAGAAAAACTTTCAAATGAAGTTATTGAGATTAAGCTAGGGGATCAGATAAACCAATCAGACAGTCTGAAAGAATTACAACAAAGCCAATCTGAATCCGACTTGCAAAACTCCACGGTAGAACTTTCTAAGAAAAGGGCGCTAGACTACCTAGATGGTGCAGGAGGGTTTAACCGTAACTGGTACAGGAGCGAAGACCCCCCCACTGATAAAGTGAAAGTCGGTGACTTGTGGTACAAACCAGATCCAGACCATGAAGGCTACCACATCATGTATACATGGGATGGTGAGCATTGGATCGAATTGGTAAGAACCTTTGGAAACAAATGGGCTGACCAGATTAAAGACGACTTTAAAAAAGAAGTTGATAAAATCAACCAAGCCATCGTTGCACAAGGGGAAGAGACACAGAAGGCGTTGACAGCTTCTGGTGCTAACACTAATGCTGTAGAGGCTATGAAGAAGTCGCTGGAGTCTTTAAAGACTTTACCTGATAATGTAGAGAAGAAGATTGCAGATTACAAGCAATCCACAGATGGGCGCTTTGCCAATCTTGCTCAACAGTTTGCTGGTAAGGTTGAATTTCAACAGGTGAAAGAAACATCTAAACTCTATGAACGTATTCTAGGTTCTAGCGAAGATGGTATTGCCACTAAAATTTCTAAAATGGTCATGGGGAGCGGAATTATCCAATCTGAAGTTTCAAGACTAAGGGTTGGAGGAAGAAACCTAATGGTTGGAACGAAAGATTTTTCTGGCGATTGGTTTAATAAGGCGAAATGGACGCTAGAGAACGAGAAGTATTTAGGCTTATCCGTGTACAGCCGACAGGAAGAATGGCTGGGTTTATCAGAAGTTGTTGAGGTTCGACTCGGCGAGACATATACGTTTAGCGCCTATGTCAAAAGTAGCATTGAAAATGACCTTGTCTTTATGTATCTGGATAATCGATTAGTAGAGCCTAGAGCTTCGCTGTCTTTGGTAAGAAAAGACATATCAGTAGGCACTAACTGGACAAGGGTATCTGCTACATTTTCAGTCACGAAAGCAGGTTTAATGACTCCGCGTTTTGAACGCAACAACAAGAACGCAAAACTGTATGTTGCAGGCTACAAGCTAGAGTTAGGGAATGTACCGTCTGATTGGTCACAAGCAGATGAAGATTCTGAGGAAAAAATTGATGCAGTCAGTACAAAAATGACTCAATTGGCAGGTTCATGGGCCGTACAAAACTTGAATACAAACGGTGATATTGTATCTCAGATTAATGCTGTAGGCAGTAGCATCCGTATTCAAGGGGAAGTTATCCACTTGAATGGTAGAACTCTGATTGATGATGCTATTATCAAAAGCAGCATGATCGCCAATATATCAGCGGACAAGATAACAGCAGGTACATTAGATGCTGGAATAGTGAACCTCATCAATCTAAACGCAAACAACATTGTCAGTGGCAAGCTTCAAGGCTTAACCATGCGGGGCGGTATGATTGAATCTCTAAACGGAGAGTTGAGGATTGACTTGCAAAAAGGTATCTGGACATCAACTGGCGAGGAATCTGTTATCAGGCGGATTGAGGGCACAAGTTCTTCTCAGTTTATCAAACTGAAAAAGGGTGGGTTTATCTCAGAACATTTCAGAGACACAAACTCAGCTTTAATGATTTTTGGTACAAACCACGATAAGACAGAAAGACACGATAATGAAACCTTTGCAGGTATTCGGATATGGTCTGGTACAGGAGGAGGATATAAAGAATCTCTTACTGAGTTTGTCGGTGACCGTGTTCTTATTTATAACAACGGTAAGTATCGTAGCCCTTGGAACTTCCACGGGAATACAGAAGACGGAAAGACTTACATCTTACCAATGAACCAGAATGGGGTGAAGCACTTCATCGGTCGTGGCGACTTCTTCCTTGAAGGTGTTTATTCTAAGAACTTCTTCTTAGGTGGAGGTGTGAGTGTTGGGGATTACCTTTGGGACTTGCTCACTTGTTTCGGGCAATTGGTACAAAATAATGTGGTTAAGGATGGAGCGAAAACGCACATCACAGGAGTTTTACGTAAAAGAGGTTACAAAATTTAATGAACACAACAGATAAGATTATCAATGAACTAGCTATCAAAATAGCCAATATGTCAGTAGAAAATGCAAACTTGAAAGCTCTTCTTGGTGAATCACAAGAAGCATTAGAAGCTATCAACAAAGTGATGGAAGCTAATCCAGAACTGAAAGAACTATTTGACGAAGCAGAGAAAGGAATGTGATATGAAATTTAAAGTAGTAAATAAATATCTACGAGAAGCAAACAAAACCTTTGTAGCAATCCGATGCGACGATCCGTACACAGCATACGACCGTGTGTTGGAAGGAGACCGCATGGGCGAAAGCGATGAATCACTAATCGAAGTTGTAAAGAGGATGGTTACAACAGAGTTAGATCCGACAAGTGTCATCACAGACATGCAACAAAAATTGGATATGACATCTAAGCAGACTGACGAAAATACAGAAGTGACAGAACGCTTGGACAAGTTGCAAACAATCTTTATTGATTACACCATTTCAAACGGTAATATGCCTTTGAGTACCTACCAAGCTATCTCTAAGATATTACCAACCACGAAAGATAAGAAACGGTATCACACAGGAGATATTGTTCAAGCTAAATACCCATACGACACCAACCCTAAATACCCTAAAGATTCACCAGTCATCTTGAAGTTTATCGACAATTGGAACTACAACGGAGAAGAAGTTCAAGTATTGATCCAACGTGGAGCAGTTTCAATCGTCATGCCAAACATTCAAGGTGGTGGTGTAGCATGATTCATTTTACACCAGAAGACATTAGCATGATGATTGGCTTTGTCGGTGTCTGCTTAGGTATTTACGGAAATTTTAAGGGGGCGATTATAGCCCAAGAAAAACGCATGGTGATTATTGAGAAAGATGTTGAGAATTTAAGAGAATTTAAAAGCTCAGCTAACAAACGCTTGGACAATCACGATGAACAAAACAAAGCCATACTGGTCTTGGCAGAACAAGTTAAGGTATTGAGCGAAGACGTAAGAGAGCTTAAAACCTTAATCACTAGCAATCGATAAAAAGAAAAAGAGGAATATAATATGAAAAACATTAACTGGACTGTACGTTTGAAAAACAAAAACTTTTGGTTGGCTCTTGTGCCAGCTTTGGCATTGCTCTTCCAAGCATTTGCGGATATCTTCGGGATCAAGCTTGAGTTTGGACAAACGATTGATAAAATCCTAGTATTTATCAATGTACTATTTGCCTTCCTTGTCTTGATTGGAATCGTCAATGACCCGACTACAGCAGGGTTGACAGATAGCCGTCAAGCCCTTGACTACAACAAACCAAAAGAAGACTAATAAAAAGGAGGCGGTCTTTTGACTACTCAAAGACAATTACTAGATACGCTAAATAGCGTAGTCGATCAACGCCTAACTATTCCAACTAATCCTTATGGCGGGCAATGTGTTGCTGCAGTCGATAACATCTTACAGTACCAAGGATTGTATAATCTCAATTTCAGTTACTTAAACGCCATAGACGGACTAGACAGGGCTTCTCTGTTGGGGCTAAAGGTAACATACTTCAACGGTTCTAATAACCCGCCTGTATGCTCTGTATTCGTTTCTGATTGTTCTCCATATCATCCGTTCGGGCATATCGGATTTGTGGTAGCGGAGCACGCAGACGGAACGATTACAACCATTGAGCAGAACATAGACGGCAATGCAGACGCTCTCTATAATGGCGGATGGGTTCGGAGAGTTCGTAGAAACTTATCAAGTGATGGAACATTTAGTTATGTTGATTGGAACGCACCAAGCCAGCGCATGGTCGGTTGGTTTGAGTTGCCATTTACACAAGACGCAACAGCACCACAACAAGCAAGGACAAAGAAAAGAGGAAAAGAAAAAATGTTAGTTAT